AGGAAGGCACTTCCATGCTTTTATTGTGGACGCACACGGCGGTCGTCTTAGGGATATTGGTAGCGGCCGTTTGCCTGTTGAGCAGTACACAGAGCAGCTGCTGAATTACGGGGTCAGGAGCCAGATTACTGGGGCGTCATTCCTGGCGGGGTGCGATGACGTTATGGCCCGCACTGAGGCCACCCGCGTAGCCCTGCACATTCGCCCGGAGGGAACCCCGCAGCTTCGTGTCCTGCGGGGGGCTTGCCCGAACTTAGAACATGAGATGAAGCGGTATAGGAAGAAAACCAACCTGGTGGCCGGAATGTCAGTGGTTACCGACCAGCCGAACACTAGGGGCGCCGTTCACCTCTGCCAATGCCTGGAGTATCTCTGTGCCTACCGGCCGCGATATCACAAGCCGCCGCCAAAGAACCCAACCCAGGAACCCTGGTGGGTTCGGTGGCAAAAGGAACGCAAAAAAAGGCTGGGAGGCAACAACGGGTCATATGTATACTTAGGCCCACAAGGAGGTGCTAATGAGTACAACAACTAATTTTGTGATGCCCCGCCCGAACCTGGGCGACACTGTGCTGTTCTCTTCCGACATGAGCTATTTCACAAACCCTTCCGTTGGATGGGTCACAAGTGTCGGGGAAACGACCATAAGTATTTTGACCATTACGCCTGGCGGCTTTATCCAGCGTACCAGCGTCCACCATCGCTCTGACCCCGATCTGCTTGGGGATCATGGCTGGCAGGACCTTGGGTGCTGGGATTACGCGGAGTCGCAGAAGGCGGTCAACGAACTAATGGCGCCCCCCAAGGTAGAGACTAGCCGTGGAAGAGCTACCACAAAGTAATCCGCTTCGCCAGTTAGTCACAACCTGGGTCAAAAAGCTCAAAGCGGCAGAAGAATACAAGAAGCCGTTTTCAGACGATGCCAAAGAGGCGTCGAACTTTTTTGACGGTGACCATAATTGGATGTGGAAAGATGCGTATGCCCGCGGAGAGCGCGGGTATAACAACAGCATCGCTCCGCCTTCTTTTCGGATGCAGCTGAACAAAGTTTTCGAGGCTGTATCGATCATCGGCAGCGTCATCTACCACCGCAATCCGGTGCGGACGGTGACTGTCCAAGAGCATCCAGAGATTCCGCTGGAGGAACTTGGGATCGACGGCCCGTCCGGGCCTGGCGATGAAGCCACTCCTATGCAGCAGCAGATGGCTGACATCGTCATGTCTGAGGAGCGGGAGGCGGCGTCCCGCAAGACGGTCGCCAAGATGATCGAATCCTATCTGTCTTGGACTCCGGTCGAGCTTGACCTAAAGCGTCACGCCAAGCGGGTTGTGAATGAGGCTCTGATTAAGGGCATGGGGGTCTTCTGGACCGAACTGGTTTCAATTGAGAACTCTGCCACCGATATCAGCCCGCCGATGAAAATGGTGGGCAGTTTTTATGACAGCGTAGACAACCTGCTGCTCGACCCCGATTGGGACAACATAGACGACATTCGGTGGTGCGCCAGGAAGTGTGTTCAGCCGCTCCAGGAGGTAGCCGACACTTACGGCATTCCGCCGGCCGATCTGCAAAAGCACATTGACGGTGGCACTGGCAAACTAAGCCGGGAGCCAAAGGGAAAGAAGAAGATTGAGAACACCAACCAGCTGGTGACCTTCTATAAGATTTGGTCGAAGACGGGTGCTGGTGACCGGTTCAAGGATGCCCCTAAGGAATCGAAAGGCGTCTTCGACAACCTTGGCAAGTACGTCTACCTGGTCGTCTGTGAAGGGGTGAACTACCCGCTCAACCTGCCGCCGTCGGTCCTCGACGCTGAGGTGGACGAAGAACTGGGGATGCCACCGGAGGTTCTTGCAAGAGCGTCCTGGCCGATCCCTTTTCATGCCGATCCGAACGGCTGGCCCTTCACGCCACTCGCCTTCCACTACAAGCCAGGCTACACCTGGCCCATCAGCCATATCCGGCCGGCCATCGGTGAACTGAGGCTCTTGAACTGGTGCTTCTCTTTCCTAGCCACCAGGATTGCAACCTCCTGTGAAACGATGGTTGCGGTCACCAAGGCTGCCGACCAGGACATTAAGGATCAAATCCTTGCCCCCTCTGAGGGGGGGTTCAAGATAATAGAGCTTTCAGAACTGCTAGGCCGACGGGTTGAGGACATTATATCAGTCTTCCAGTTTCCTCAGGTTACAAAGGACCTCTGGGACATTATCAGCGCCATTATGGACCAGTTCGCCCAACGCACCGGGCTAACCGAACTGTTACATGGCTACACCCGGTCAATGTTCCGAAGTGCTGCCGAAGCACAGATCAAGCAGGAGAACATTAGCGTTCGTCCAGACGAAATGGCGAACGAATTAGAAAACACCATGTCGTTACTATCCCGGCGGGAAGCTCTTGCCGCCCGGTGGCTGTTAGAGCCTCACGACGTAGCACCGATTATAGGTAACACCGGCGCGACTTTCTGGGCAAGAAAGATCATGTCGATGGACATCAGCCAGTTGACCAGAGATTTTCTGTACCGCGTTGAAGCCGGCTCTGCCAGGAAACCCAACAAAGCGACCAGGGTGGAGCAGATGCAGATGGCGGTTCAGACTATGGCGCCGATTCTCTCTCAACTGGCTGGTGCTGGTGTCGTGCAGCCGTTTAATGCGTTGATGCGGGATTGGGCAGCGTCGTTGGATATCGATGCCGAGCCTTATCTTCTCCCGCCGCCGGCCCCGCCAGCGCCGCCAGGTATGCCCCCTCCGTCGCCTCCACCGGCCCCTCCCTCCGGTGACGCTGGCGCGGAGGGGGCCGTGGCTCCTTTATCAGAAATGCTCCCTGGCCTTCCGCCACCGCCACCAGCGGTCCCGGATGAACTAAATCCTCCGGCGTGATGAGGAGGGTTAGCAAGGAACGTAAGCAGGCGCACAACATTTGGAACCGTTACCGCCTGACGCTGGATGAATATGAGTCGCTGAAGAGGAGAAATGGCGGCCTGTGCGAACTCTGCTCTGTCAGAAAAGGCCGATGCGTTGACCATTGCCACAAGACCGGGGCAGTAAGGGGGCATCTGTGCATCGGCTGCAACAAAGGGATTGGATTGCTGGGCGACACCGCAGCGGCGTTAAAAAAAGCACTTAGTTACTTACGGAGGCCGAATGTATATCCCGCCAGACGTAGTCGCCGCAGGCCCCGCGGCACGGCAACATTACGAGAGAATGATTGCGGACGGGCAAAGCCCGATGTTTGCGGAGATGTGTGCGACCAGGACGCCGCCCGGCCTCAAAGGGACGGATCGGGCGTTCATGGAAGGTCGATACAACAACCAGCAGCTGGACAATCTCCCTCCAGACCAAGCCAGGCGGATCGTCGCCGCGGCCCGAAAAGCCGGGATTAACATTTCCGGCAAGTACTACAGTTCTCAGCTGGCCGACAAGCGGGGGGCCGCAGACCCGGCGGCATGGGTGGACTCGACCGCTGACGTAGTAAAGGTTGCGCAGACCAGAAACTATACAGTGAGCGGCGCGGCTAACCATCGGGGCGAGGCCGTGCCGCCAAAACGTAAGGCTTTAAGTGAACGGCTGACAAAAGAACTGATGGCGAAGGAACGCAAGAGTAACCCGAAGCTCAAGGACGGGGAACTCCGGGAAAAGGTTGTCGCCAAGTACGCATACAAGGGCGGCAAGAAATGAACACGGCACAAGACATTGTTGCTTACCTCATTACTTCTGTTGGCGGCGGCGCGCAGGACGGCGAACACAGTGCTGTTCGGCAGGCGGTCGTGCATGGCGTCAGGGAGGTCATGCAGAGCCGCAACTGGTTGTGGCACACCAAAACCGGCTCCTTTGCAACGGGCCAAATATCGACGGTCGGCAACATTACGGCGGGCAGCAATCAATTCGTCGTCGCCAACCCGACGGGGTTCGTGCCGGGGAGGCTTGTAGAGATCGGTGCGGAATACTTCACAAGTCCGGTGAAGATTGTGTCGGTACGGGGGCGGACAATCACAGTGGATGGTGCGGCCACCTCGTCCGCCACGGCCGTCACAGTGACGCCGCAGGTCTACTATGACCTTCCGCCGAACGTCAAGGATGTAGACGCCCTGACGACAAACACCGTCGGGACCCTGCATTGCTACATCACTCCTCAGGAGTGGCAGCGGCTGGAAATCAACACCCGCGGGGCTGGTGAGCCTTATTACTACACAATCATGCGCAGCGACCTCTACCCGGACCGCTACCAGGTGCGATTCGTCGGCATCACGCAAGACCCTACTGTAGTCAACTACACCTACCGTTATGTCCCGCGTCCTGTGAAGTACATGGGGTACGAACGGATTTCACGGCAGGGAACGATCTCTATCGGGGTCGAGGGAGTAGACGAGATCGCTTACGGGACAGACACCAACTTCCCCCATGATTGCGTCGATTGCATGCTGAGGGTTGGGACGACGACCTATGAGCCTGAGGCCATCGGCTCACTCAACCCATTTCTGTTTGAGCGGCGAATCATTGCCAGGGACAACAGCAGCAGGTTGGTGCTTGATCGCGCCGGAACTCCTGGGCCAATCCATCCGACGCACCCTCCCAAGCAAAACGATGTGGTCAGCCCAACTGCTGGCCCTGACGTTGCTGAGGTGGTTGACGGCAACGAACAGCCGCCTCCTGCAGGCGACCGCATCGATGCGAATGAACGCGGTGAGGTTGAAGTGGTCGAGCCTGGGACCAGGTACTGCATCACAGATTGGATCGACGCTAGCCCAACGATGTGGACGGCAATCATCACGGCTTGCGAAATGTGGCATGCACGGCTAGCCGGCAAGCCGGCCGGTGACGTTGTCCAGCTTTATGGCCGTGATCTGAGGCTGGCAATGGAAAACGACGTTGTTTCGCCACTGTCCGGCCAGGCCAGAAACATGCCCTTCCCGACACCGCGCTCCGCTGGCTGGCACAGCGCCTTGAGGCCCGATGTGGAATGAAGATCACAGAATGGCTTGGATACAACGAAGACGCCAGCCAGTACCTGCTTAGGCCGGGCGAGCTACGTTCCCTGCGGAACCTGCAGCCCCGGCGAATGGGAATGCTTCTCAGCCGGCCGGGAACCAAAAAGCTGTATGGCAAGTATGACGGCGAGACTGTGTTTGGCCTCTACCGCCGCGAAAGCGCCTTCAGTGAACCGGACGACTACCTTTGGTTCCAGCAGGGAATTGTCGAGCGGGAGCTAACCAGGGAGCAGATTGAAAACCTGGAAGTGCCAGAGCAATACGTCTGGTTCGTTCGCCGGGTCCTGGGCAACCAGGAGCGGGTGATCGATCAAATCCTGGTCACCGAAAGCACCTCCAATCTCACAGGCGTCAGCATTGCTGAGGACCGGCACGGCAGGATGTTCCTGTTCTACGGTCACGGCATCAAGCCGAAGCTCTATCGCCCAGGCAGCCTAGAGAACGTAGCCATCGAAATGGGGATTGAGGCGCCAACAACGGCGCCGGTCTTGGTCCCATCCGGTCGTGGCTACTACCTAGAAAGCGTCAATGTCCTGTCAAGCGGCAGTTCCTACTGGGGGCCGCCAGGAATCCAGGTCACCGGCGGAGAGCCAGAGAAGGCCGCCAGCCTTCGCGGCATTGTGAGCAAGGGTGTGCTGACCGGTGTTGAGGTCTTGGATGGAGGCCAGAACTACAAGAAGGCCCCCGACATCGCAGTCGATAACACGACTTCTGGCATTGGATTTCGTGGCATTGGGAACATCGATGCCGATCCTGGCGTCGAGGGGTTCAGTGACAGCGACCCGGCTGTCGTGACGGGCAACGCACCTGGCGACAACGAAACATACGGAGAGAAGAACGGGATCGAAGGAAACCGAATTCTGTACTTCTCAGAAAAGACTTCTGCTTCAAGCCTGACCGCAATCACCGGAACTTCCAGCGTCACTTCGGTGGTGCTGCAATCAGTTGCAGGAATTTCCGTCGGTGACCTGGTGACGGTGGACCTGGCGGGCGAATCGACCGCGTTGCCACTGGACCCAACAACTAGAGTTAAATCAGTAGACAATGCAACGCGAACCATCACACTGTCGAAGCCTTGGACGCCCCCGACGGCAAAGGCATACAAGATGTCCTTCCGCAAGGCGGCATCGGTCGGGTATGCGGAAGCTTTGTGGAACGGAAACACCAAGCGGTTTACTGCGACGTTCCCCCTGGCTACCACAAGCGGGACAGGCCGCGGTGCGCAGGCGACTTTGTCGTTCGCGCCTAAGCCCTACTCCTACGGGCTAGGGGCGTTCACTTTCGGAGATGCGGCATACACCGTACCAGAGCCTGGCCTGGAGTCAGCGAAGTATGCCTACCAGCAGGTGGGCTGGGACAACTACCTCTACGATGAGTACTGGGCAGGGACCAGGTTTGACGAGGCCGGCAGCGGTGAGAACAGAACCTATGCCGGCCTGCTGGCCTCAGGCAAGACCTACGCTTATGGCTACGCCGGCAACCAGGCCGCCCCTTCTTCCCGTTCACGACAGTCCAGGCGGGCTGCCGTGTATTGGCCCGACTATTCAGAGATTGGTGTCTATCTAAACACCGGCATTCGCACAAACGACATAGGTCAGTGGTCGCGGAAGAATGTGCCGGTAGTTCGCGACAGCGGAGCGAATGACAGCAACCCATACATCGATGTGGAATTGCGGCCCGCCGCCGGTGCGAGAATCTCAAGCCCGACCGGCAAGACATCATACTCCGCGGCTTCTTCGTCAGCAGCAGTGTCTGCCGAGTATCGCTACCCGGTTGTGCGGGTTCATCTGAAGGCTTGCCCAGACAGCTGGGTTACCGACGGAGTTGGCAATAGCTTCAATCTTCCCTTTGACATAAAGGAAGGCCAGCTGAATCGGCTTGCCTGGTGGAACCGGTCTGCGATTACGCCGCGGCCGATAGTCGATGTGCAAGGCGCTTCCGGCCGGCTTGATTGGGCGACCGTCGAGGTCATCGATCCAGGTGCAGGCTGGGACAAGAACACCAGATTCGCCATGCGTCTGTACCAGGCCAATCCGTATGATCCGCGGCAGGACTTCAACACTGGCGTTCAGTCCGACAAGATCAACGCCGGCCATGCTCCATTCTCACTGAATAGCCGCTACATCGACTTTGAGTTTCGGGCCACCGCCCCGGACGATCTGACGCCAGATGGTCCTCCTCACACCCTCGACGGCGATCAGTTCATCGACAATCCAGGACTTGAGTTCCGGGCTGGCGACAAGGCCGCGGTAACGCTGTTGA